CCCGGGCGTTGTCCACGGGCTCGTAGACCCCCGGTAAGAAGGCCTCCATGGCGGCGGGTACGTCGTAAGCCCGGCAGAAGGCCCCCACCACGCCCGGCTTCTCCTCCGGGTCTCCCTGCTTGGCGGCCAGCCGGACGGGCGTCTGGGTGGCCCCCGGGACCTGTGGCCACTGGCGCACGTCATGCCAGTCGGTGTAGGTGGCCAGCAGGCCGTCGGCGGACAGCATGGGCTTGTCCGCCCAACGGTACAGGTACTCCCCGTCTGCGCAGACCGAGGGATAATACATCAGCCGGGAGGCTTCAAAGGTGGACGGATCGGCCATGCCGATGCCGATGTACTCTGCCATGCGCCGGTCCAGGGGCTCGTATTCGTCCGCCGTACAGGTCCGGTCCAGCGGGAAAAGGACCCGCAGCCGCGGGGCCTCTGGGGCGTGTTTGCGGGTGGAGTAGGCGCAGTAGCCGCACCCCAGGCCCTCCAGACGGCGCAGCACGTCCTCCGCGCCTCCGGCGGGGATATGGTCCAGGTCCAGTGCCAGCAGGTCCCGTCCGGTGACGGCTCCGGCCTTGCGGCGGGGGCCCCGCCGACAAAGCCGCCCACATCTTTGAGGTCGTCCTGCTGGGGCTTTTTCATGGACAGATAGCTGTCCCGGGTCTCGGTCCCCCGTACGGGCGTAGCCAGCCGGGTATAGAGCTCCGAGAGCAGCAGCGTTTGGGGTTGCCAGCTTACGGCCCGGCGGCTGGCGCCCGCGGATATCGTAATTTGTCGGTCAAACCGCATGTCTGGGCCTCCTAAGGATCTAAGTTTCTTCGAGCAGTACAACACGCACAGGCTCGCCTACATTCTGCGTCCATCCTCCCTGTCCGCCTGGGCCAGTTCACGGATGCGGTCCGGTGTGGCACCGAGGACTTGCCCCGCAAGCTTCAAAATGGCCTCTTCGTTGAACACTCTGGTAAGGTCCTCCGGCTCCAGCCCAGTGTCCTCGTAGGCGGCGAGGCGGCTAAGTACCAGTGGAATCTTCATCGTTTGCTCTAGCGGTGTAGCACCGTCGTTATTCGCGATAGCCACCCGTCCATCTGAGCGTCTTACAGTCAATCTATCCATGCTTGCCCTCCTTTAGGCCTCTCCGTTCCCACGCAGTGGGCACCAGCGCGGCGATGTCTTGATGTTCGGATATTCCTCGCCGGGTTTCGTGAATCCGATAAAGGCCGCCATCCTGGGGCTGTGCGGGCAAACTCGCTCGAAAGTCTCCACAGCCTTGGGATGCTCACACATACAGTCTCCGCGCGGCCCTTCCGGGAGGCTGTTGCCAGTAATCCGCGCTCTTCCGATCAGCTTCATGTACTCGCACTGCCTGCATATGGGTATCTTTTTCACATTTCCGCCCCCTTCTGGCTATTTTCCCGCGCATCATTGGGCTGCTGACGCAGCACCGCAGCGCCCGTATCAATTCCTGGTCAGTCATCGTTCGCTCCTTCCAATTTCATAAAACAGCCCCAAAAGGTGCCCATCCTTTTTCCGCTGTGGTGTCCAAAAAGGGGCTTCTGTCCAATAGCTTTCCAGACCTCCGCTGCCGGAATGTCGTATTCGCTCCACTTAAAGATCAAGACGCCATCTGGCTTTAATACCCGCATACACTCCTGGAAACCGTCATGGAGCATCTGCGGCCAATTTTCGTCCAGCTTGCCGTATTTCTTGACCAGCCACGCAGTTTCCTTTGCCCCGGTCAGGTGGGGCGGGTCGAATACTACCAGCGGAAAAGAATTGTCCGGGAAGGGTAGCGCCGTGAAGTCACAGCACACATCGGGATCTATAATACAATATCGGGTAGATTTGCCATCACCGCTTTTCCAATACCTTAGGTAGGTTTCTTTTCGCTTATCACAATACAACGCCGCGGGATGGTTTTTATCAAACCAAATAGTGCGAGATCCACACGTTACATCAAGGATTTTTTTGTTCATATCGACTTAGCTCCCTCCTGCGGCCCTGTGGTGGCGTCCTCCCAACCTTTCCACCGGCGCTCTCCCAGCTTCTCAATTTTCCATTTGGTACGCCTGTGGCCGTTCTGGTTCAACCAGCGGTTCCTCGCACTCTTCAGCGTCGCTTCTTTCTCTCCGAGCTGTTCCGCGCACTCCTCCATGGTCCCGACCACAGCCCTGCCCGTTTTGATGCGCGTCACCCGGTACACGGCTCTCGGGTGGATGTGCTTTGCTTTCCGCCCGGTCTCCCGCATGCGGTTGTAAACCATGTTTTTGGAGCACCCGACCGTGCTTGCAATCACGGGGACGGGCGTACATGCGTCGCAGAGACGGTCAATCTCCAAGAGCATTTTGGTCGTCATGGCCCTTCACCTCCTGGTACCCCTACTCCATATATCGCTTCCAGCAGCCTGTCCGCATTTTCCAGCGTTCTGTTCTTTCGGTATTCAGCCGCTGCGCCGCCGACGGCAGACCATAGCTTTACCGCGTGGTCACGACACCGGTCACCAAACGCCATCAGTCTCGCCTCGTCATCCCTGGCGCGCTTGATAACTTTCTTGTCTGCTGCCCCTGTTTCCCGGCTGATTACCTTGCGGTGGTACTGTGCGTACACCTCCCGCAGGCTGATATAAGCCGTACGGTCTGCCGCCGATAATCCGGGCGGTATCGGGTCGCCTCTCATTGCGGACCGCTCAAATTCAAATACCACTCCAGCACTTGGACTGCTGCATTCCATCCGTGACACACCTCCCACACGAAACCTTGAGCGGTCAACCGCTCCCCCCACCAGTCCTGCTCCGGGCTGGTGCGCCCAGTTTCGTTTTTCATTTCGATATAAAGGCCATGGTATGGCCCACGCGCCACCGGGAGGCACATGTCCGGTACACCCGGCTTGACCCCCTGCTCCTTTAGGTGCTTCCCTTCTATCGCGTCTCGATTTCCACCGTTCGGTATGTGGTGCAGCAGTGCCAACTCCGGCCACTTTCCGCGAATGGACGGCTGCCTGGCCCACTTAAATACTGTCGCCTGATGTTTTGCTTCCGTCACTGATGCGTACCTCCGAACAGCCTATTCAGGATCTGCGAAGCCTGAAACTTCGTCAGTCCGTCTGCGTTAAACCCTTTGCATCTGAGGCGTATAACCTTCAGTTGCCCCTCTGTGGCCGGAGCCCTCCCCCACCGCTTTGCAATATTCAGGTCCCAGATTGGTCGGCTGTCTCCACAGTGCGTATCCAGCGTCAGATAAACCTTGTCCAGAGCCTCCTGCATCGTGATCCTTTCCCCGGACAGCATCGTCATGCCTAGGGAGTCCGGGCACGGAATCGTCAGCCTCCGTCTTTCCGGGAGCGACACTGTCATGGATCCATCCGGCATCTTGAAATAATTAACGTCGTGCGTATTGTACTGCTGTCCCCTGGCCCACAGGTCAACGATCTCCACATTTTTCACCCAACTCTCCGGGCAGTCAGAGGCGGATGCAGCCTTAATTGGGAGTTCGAACAGCATACCCTGTACTTCGTCTGCTTTTCTTGCGGGCACATCGTCCATGCTGATCCCGAGCAGCGACGGGGCTGTGCAAAGCGAGGCTTTCCCCGTCACGCCGACGCAGTCAATCAGAACAAGCCGCTCTTTCCCAGGGTAGAGACGGAGCCCGCGGCCCACCATCTGCGTATACAAGGCGTCTGATTGGGTGGGTCGGGCAATAATTACCGTTTCCACCCGCGGAATATCGGTCCCTTCGGTGAATACCATGCAATTGACTAAACACGGTATTTTGCCAGCAGTAAAATCCCGGATGATACCAGCCCGATCCTTTGTTTCCCCGGTCACCACCACGGCTCCGTCGATCCTGGACGCGATCTCTTCCGCCTGGTGGACCGATACCGCGAAGATCAGTGTCGCCCCAACCGCGTGGCCCCGGTACGCCTCAGCGATTGCATCCGCCGTGCCATCCATGGCCTCATCCAGCTCACCGGGCGCGTAATCTCCGCCCCTGGTGCGCACTCTTGACAGGTCATACCCGATCTGCACTCGCTTGCACAGGATATCGCATAGATACCCTTGCTCGATCCCCCACCTCAGATCGCGGGTAAAAATAATGTCCGAGAATACATTGTCCAGGCGGACCTTATCGCCACGATTCGGCGTAGCCGTAAATCCAAGCGTCAGGCGAGGCTGGAAGTACTCCAGTATGCGACGATAGGTACTGGCGGCTGCATGGTGGCACTCGTCCACGATGATGGTGTCAAATTCATCCGGTGAGAAGCGTTCCAGCCTGCGAGCCATGCTTTGCACGGATGCGCTAACCACATCCTCTCCATGACTTCGTTCGGCCGCCCGCTCCACCCCATAGGAGCATGCATAATACTTTTGCGGCTGCCGCACCAACTCTTCCCGGTGAGATAAGATCAGTTCTCGACCTCTCCGCGGGATATTTGCGAACGTCACAGTCTTCCCAAGTCCCGTGGCCATCTGAATCAAATATGCGCCGGGTGGCTGGTTCTCTACGGTCTGAATGCACTCCTTCTGATAATCTCTTAACTCCATTTTACCTCCTTGTGTGGGACTCCGTGGTACGCTGTGGGACAGGCTGTCCCACACCTCAACTCATTGCGCCACAATGGATTGAAGGATATTTTTTCACGGTGTGGGACTGTGGGACAACTTTTTTCACTATACGCGCGAGGCGTGTGTGTTAAACTCTTGCTTACTATCTATAAGCACACGTTGCATACACACTCTCTTATATAGTGTGTATTTACTGTCCCACATGTCCCACAGTCCCACAAAACCGCGAATCCATTGCGGCCCTAGATTTCCTACTGTGGGACAGTGATTTATTTTCTGTCCCACAAAGTCCCTCAAAGCGGCAATTCATGGTCCGTGTCGTCCACATCATCGTCAATTTCCTCCAATTTTAGGCTGATGCATTCGGTTAATTGCCCATTAATTCTCTTTCCTCGCGTGTAGTTTCGTCCGCGCGTCTCAATCAGCCCGTTCGACTTCAAATAGCTCAGCGTTGCAGCCGTGGAAAATCCCGCATCGCTTACCACGCGATCGAACACCGACCGGACGATATAAGCCCGTCCCGGCTCCATCGCGCCAAGCACCTCCAGCGTATCTGAGTGCCCGCATAGCTTATTTGCGTTCTGCACAGCCCAATCACATATGTAATGATAGGCTCTATCCCCTGCGCTTACAGCAGCCTTTGACGCAAGGAAAGCACTGATTTCCTCCGGCGTTATGGGGTCGGCTCTTCCGCCAAATACCCACTCATTCGCCAATCGATCAGCCTCCACAATTACGGCCGCGGCCATAGCCTGCTTCTCCGTGGTGTCGTTGCACGAAAGCGACCGAAATAGAGTCTGGTACTCCGCGGCCACCCTTTCCATTGCGCCGTCCTTGTAGAGGTGCTCCACAAACTCGCGGCCCGCAAAACCGAAATTTCGCTTCAATGCGTTGGATATCCGCATTCCATCTCTTATGACCGCTTCCTGCGCCCTGCACTCAATATCGATCACGCGGTTAACGGCCCCAGCTCCAGCCCCGGCTCCCGTCAATGGACTTTCTCCGGTCGTGAGGATGCAATTGCGCCATGTCGGAGTTGTGTCTACGCCTCCCCCACGGTTCCCGCGGGTGCGCCCCACTCCCTGCGCCAGCCTGTACACATCGAACTGCAATCTCCCGCGACTGTCCTTTGCGAGCTGGAGTTCGTCGAGGCAAAGCGGAAGATGGTTCAAAAATGCGGCCGTTTTTTCATGCCCAACCACCGTAGCGTCAAAGGTCTTTATGTAAGATCCGATGGACGGATCGCCCCAAACGGATGCGGCCAGCATCAAGGCCACCGTTTTGCCTGTGCCTGAATCCACACCCCAGAGGTGCACGAAGAATGGGAGTGCGCCAAGGGGCTCGAGCAAGACGGACGCAAACGACGACGCCAGCATAATTCTTGCGGTCGTTGACATTCCCCTGCACTCTAGCGCAGCTCTCTCCCAATCGCCCCTGCTCCCGGCCTGTCTAACCGCCTGGAACATGGAGCGAAAATTTGCGTCGCCATCAAATATCAAGCCATCTACAAACGGAGAGAACCCGTCTCCCTTTATGTACCCGAACCTCCCTATGCTCTTGCTCTCCGGGATGATGTCGTAGTTCAGATTCTCCAGATCGTTCATGTATTCCACGAACGCCCGTGCATTCTGGCTGGTGACCGCAATGCCAAGCCTGGCCAGCTCTGTCACCTTATTTGCGTTCGCCAGGACCACCTTGTCTACGATGGTGCTGCGCCATCGATTTCCCTTGCGGTAGGCAATCCGCACTCGCTCTTCCCCGGTGTCAATGTTTACAAGACGCTCCACAGGCATTACCGGATGCGGGCAGGCCGTCTCGTAGCCGAACCCAGCCTTTCTGCATATCCCGCCTTCGTCTGCCTCCCAATCCCCGGCATTCAACTCCATCGGCTGCCCCTCAAACGCCGTGACATTATCCACATACACCGTGTCCCGCTGCTCCCGCATCGTCGTGACATACGCCCGGTACATACCCTTGAAGCCCTTGAAGCCCTTTGACGCGGCATAGGCAGCCAGTTCCTCCATCTCCCGTGCATGCCGGAATGGCTCCTTGGCTGATTTATACAGCTCCTCGTATGGAGCCGGCGTCAGGAAATCGTCCTTTTCATACTCATACCCCAACTTATCACCTCCAGGGGTTTTGGGAGAACCACTCGTCCATGGCATCCAACTCCCGGCAGGCCGTGGCATAAAGTGGAGCGCCCGGCCCGGTTTGCTTCGCCTCCCACAGCGCCCGGTATAACACCGTGCGGCTCTCATACTCGCGCCTGTACCTATTCAGCCTGGCGGCCTCCTCCGACCGCTCACGGGCCGCCCGTGACGCCTCGGCGTGGGTTGGGCGCCGTCCAGTCAGTCCAAGTCCAAAATCCTCGTTGATCCGCAATAGCGCCTGCTGGAATGATATCCCGAACAACTCCATCACAAAGTCGATGACAGACCCGCCTTTTCCGCATCCAAAGCAATGCCAGCCACCAGAGCTCGGGTACAGTTTGAGGGAGGCGGTACGGTCCCCCGTGTGAAATGGGCAACTCACAAACCCCGTCCGATTGGGTTCATACCCGTACCGCTTCGCCACCTGCTCCGCGGTTAATGCTTCCTTGATGCGGCCAGCCAGGCCGTCAGAACGGAAGCTTGCCATCGTCCTCGAAATCGCCAAAGTCATCCGCGGACACATTCACACCGCTTCCTGTGGTCCTGTGCCCCGGCAGTTCACTTTCTAGCGCATTCACGCCCTCCGACTGCTTCGGGCCGCAGAAGTGCACCCGGTCCGCCGTCAACTCGTTGCTCGACCGCTTATTTCCATCTTTGTCCGTCCATTCCCGGGTGGACAGCTTGCCCTCTACCGCAATCTCCTGTCCCTTTCGAAAATATTTGGATACCATTTCACCGGTCGATCTCCAAGCCGTACAGGGAAGAAATAATTTTGTCTCGTTTTCCTTGTATTTTTCGGACCACGCAACCGTAAAGGAGCACACGGACACGCCCGAGCCAGTGCTGCGCAGTTCAGGGTCGCGCACCAGATGCCCCTGAAGCGTTACATGATTAACCAAGTTCCCCCACCATCCTATAATCTATAATCCGATCCAACGCCTTCCGACTCCTGCAATACGGGCACCTCCCGCAGCCAATCGGCTCTATCTCGTGCCTCTTGATCGCCTGATAGCGCGGAGATAGGCCCCTGACTTCCTCCAACTTTGCGGCCAGCTCCTGGTCCGGTATGTAGAGGGCTTCCAGGTCCGGCTCGTCCTCTTTTGTTCCGACCGCCAGAATAAACGGGAGCATATTCCCCTCAATAGCCTGATAAATGGCGCCCTGAATGTCATACCCCCACGCCCTGACGAATGAGATGCGACTCCACTCCTCGTCGGACCACACATCACCCGTATCTCGCACGATCTTCTGGTCCACAATAGCACCATCGCAGAACCCCATAGCCTCAGAGGCAAACGGAAAACGGTCCACGACCCTACGACACGTGTCTGCGTCCAGCAGGCTGTCGATCTTGATTTTATAGGGCACCCCTGCAATTTCGCCGGTCCTCACCACTTGCTTACGGCCAGACATCAGGAGCGTGTACAGCTCGTCATTCTCCAGGCGAGAGATGATCCTCTCAGCCTGGATGTATTCGGCCCTCAGGGAGCCGTCCCGCTTAAATATCTCGGGGTTGCGCGCCTTGAAAGCATCCAAAGCGCCCTCAAAATGGGCGTCCACATAAGACCCGACCAGCAGAGCGGTTGTTTTTGGTGTACAATACCTACCCTCCAACTCAGCCAGAGCAGCAGCTTCACAGCGCTGGAAACTCTTGAATTGGCTGGCCCCCATGTATGCCATCTGAATCTCGGGGTCGAAATAATTCTTACCCGTTACCGTCGGAAGGCTCATTGTTCTCCCCCTCATCGCTCTTTTGGTCACTACCCGCCTCTGCCAGCTTCCGTTTTATGGCACAGTCCGCGCACAGGGGCGCTCCATATTTTTTTGTGGTGTACGCCACCATCCACTCCGCGCTCTTCTCCATGGCCGGAACAATCCCTCCGCCGCAGTCGGAGCACGGAGGCAGCGGCACAGTTTGCACACGCGGCTTGTAAGGCCGGACTCGGACCGCGCTCACCACCTCGCCGAACGCCTTGATTCCATGCTCGATGTAAAGCTGGACCCGCACTCCGGGCCAATCCTCAAAATATCCGCTTCCGGCAACCTTCTCGATGTTCTTGGAGCGCGCCACGTTTAGGATCATAGGTTTATTGCCTGGCTCTCTCCAGTGGACGACCTGCTTCTTGCTCCTCCCCTCT